AAGATATGCCTCATTCGGTCGGCTTGATAGTCAGCTAATTGACGATGGAGACACGGCTTTTGCCAGTCTCAATCAACGTCTTCGTCCCGACCAGCTTAAAGCGGGTGAAGTTGCCGTAAGCCAAAATGGGCGGATGGATTTGGATGGATCGTGGCAAACCCGCAAGGGCTATCGCAACGTCTTTGCGACCCTTAGTTCTGGCGGTAGTGCGCCAGTTCTGCCAATTAGCCTTCCGTTTAATCTAAATGATGGCGCGGTTAATGCAATTTACGGCACAGCACTGTATTCCGATCCCGTAAGCCAATCAACCGAGTATGTCGTTTTGGCGACAAATAGCTCGGCTAAACTGGTAAACACGTCAACGCTGGTTGCGACAACCATTAACTATCCAACTGGCTATACGGTTGACTCTAGTTGCACGGTGCTTCAAGCATTTGAAAATCTTCTAATATTCCGCGATGGTCAGGTGGCTTTTGAGTGGCATGGATTCATCCCAACAATCGTTTCTGCTATTCGCCAAGGAAATCAGGCTCGCATTACAGTGGCTAGCCATCATCACATAGTAAAAAACGACACCATTGTTGTTTCTGGAATAACTGGATATACTGGAACAAATCCAAACGGTACGTTTACCGTACTTGATGTTACGCCAACCCAAATCCACTACACAAACAGCGGAAGCAATGAATCTGGATGGGGTGTTTCTTCGGCTACAATCAATAACTCATTTGAGTTAGTTAATCGCGGGGCTTACACGCAGCCATTGGTTTACGACACAGCTACAAACACGACCATTGCCAATGGCATTGTCACCGTAACGGAATCTGGACACCTTATCGAACTGGGTGATTTGGTAACGGTGAGCAGCAGTGGAGATACGGGACTCAACCCAATTACGGAATACCGTATTTACGAAATCACATCAACCACATTCTTGTTCAAGGCAGATGCCCCAGACATCGCTGGAGCAACAATTTCAGTTGGCAAACGTCAGTCCATTAGTCTTGGCTATACTCATATGCCAGCCCCTCCGTGGGCCATCTACCATCAGCGTAGGTTGTGGATGCCGTTTAACTACACAATGACCGGAACTTCCGGTAGTCCAATCATAACGTCCCGCAATACCAAGGACGAACTTATTGCATCAGACATCCTTGACGAGCAAACCTATGACCAGATTCAGGGTCAATTTACAATTGCATCGGGTGGAGCTGACTACGTTGTTGCGTTGCAGCCATTCTCGGAGGATTCTATTGTAGTGTTTGCCCGTAATTCCATTCACCTAATTCGTGGCGTAGGAGCAGATTTAGGGAATAGTTCCGTGCAGGAAATAACCCGCGAGGTTGGAGCAGTAGCCCGCAAATCTGTTGTTCAGGTTGGCAATCAGATTTACTTCCTATCGGATAATGGTGTTTATGCCGCTTCATTTGAAGAACTCTACAACTTGCGTGGAGCTACGGTTCCGTTGTCTGAGGCAATCAATCCAATAATGGCACGCATAAACAAATCTTATGCTGCCAATTGCGTTGCGGTCTATCATGACAATCGCTACTACCTAGCCATTCCGCTTGATAGTTCAACGGTTAATAATGCCGTTCTTGTCTACAATTTTTTAAATAAGGGCTGGGAGTCTTTGGACGTAATTAACAGCAATAATTGGAATATTATTGGATTTGTTCGATCTGGAGCTGGCGCGAGTAATCGCTTGCACGTCATCAGCAAAGAAGGTGGAATCCACATGATTGATGAGGCTGTTAATACTAACCAAAACGACTATCAGGACTATCTTTGTCTAGGGATTGGTACATCTCCAGCCTATCAGAATATAAATTCTATTCTAACTACTCGCCAATACACCTATTCGACAATGGATCGTAAGAGGTTTAATAGCTATGAGCTTCACGTTGAAAGTGCCACCAATGTGCAGTCTAATGCTAGTTTGTCTCTTGAAATTGAAAACCCAGATTCCACTGTTACCTTGGGTTCTATTTCACAGATTTACGGAAGCAATTTAGATTCCGGCGAAGACCTTTCGCTTCGTGGACGACTTGGCAACAAACGCGGCTATGGTGCTCAACTAACCGTTACGCCTAGTTTTGGAAGGCCAAAAATCCGGTCTATTAAGATTTCGGGTGCGCTTCAAAATGGCGGTAACATCTCTTCTGAATAATGTCAGACATCACTAAAGGTTATACGTTTAGCGATTCTAAGGCAGATTGGGCCTCGGAGAAGGATACGGCTTTGCGTCTCAATAAGATGGTTGATGATGCCAAGGTTAATCTTGTCGCTGGAACCAACGTCACTATTAGCCGTGGGTCTAATGGAATCACCATTAACTCTACTGGTGGTGGTGGTGGCTCTGGAACCGTAACTAGCGTTTCAGTAGTTTCCGCAAATGGTCTTAATGGCGCGGTTGCTAGTGCAACAACAACTCCAGCCATTACGCTTTCAACAACCGTTACAGGCATTGTAAAGGGCAATGGAACCGCTTTAAGCGCGGCTTCTGCTGGCACGGATTATCAGGCTCCAATTACCCTTACAACTACGGGAACATCTGGGCCTGCAACATTCACAAGCAACACGCTTAATATCCCGCAATATTCTGGTGGTGGTGGAAGTGGAACCGTAACTAGTGTTTCTGGAACAGGAACAGTTAGTGGATTAAGTTTAAGTGGAACGGTAACGACTTCTGGAAGTTTAACTCTTGGCGGAACACTATCGGTTACACCATCTAATTTTGCTAGTCAATCAGCCAATAGCATTTTGGCTGCTCCAAACGGAACGGCTGGTACACCAACATTTAGGGTATTAGTGGCTGCTGACGTACCAACGCTTAATCAAAATACTACGGGGAATGCTGCAACTGTAACCACTAATGCAAATTTAACTGGAAATGTTACTAGCGTTGGAAACGCAACAACTATTGCATCTGGTGTTGTAAGCAATGCAAAACTATCAGATGTAGCGACATCAACATTTAAGGGTCGTACAACCGCAGGAACTGGCTCTCCAGAGGACTTAACATCCACTCAAGCTACTGCACTCCTTAATGCTTTTAGTTCTACGCTAAAAGGACTTGCTCCAGCATCTGGTGGTGGAACAAGCAATTTTCTTAGGGCAGATGGAACTTGGACTACTCCTACTGGTGGTGGAACCGTAACAAGTGTTTCCGGTACTGGAACAGTTAATGGAATTTCACTTACTGGAACGGTTACTTCTACTGGAAGCTTAACGCTGGGAGGAACACTTAGTGGGGTTAGTTTAGCTTCTCAGGTTACAGGCAATTTACCTGTAACAAACTTAAACTCGGGAACATCCGCTAGTGGATCAACATTTTGGCGTGGAGATGGAACTTGGGCCACACCCACTAGTGGCAGTGGAGATGTGTCTGGACCCGCCTCTTCCGTTGATAACAGAGTTGTATTCTTTAACGGAACAACCGGAAAATTAATTAAAGACTCTGGTTTATTACTTAGTGGCACAAACACCGGCGATCAAACCAATATTTCTGGTAATGCTGCTACGGTTAGTACTAATGCCAATTTAACCGGTCCTATTACTAGCGTTGGCAACGCTACTTCAGTGGCTTCACAAACTGGCACTGGTAGCACATTTGTAATGCAAGTGTCTCCAACGCTTACCACTCCAGCTTTGGGCACACCAACCAGCGGCCTGTTAAATTCTTGCACATCCAACCCCAATGCAACTGGGAATGTGCCTCGTACATTTCAAAATAGAGCGGGAGACGTATTTAATGTTAAGGATTTTGGTGCAGTTGGAAATGGATCAACGGATGATACGACTTCAATCACTAGTGCTATTGATGCAGCACTCTCTTCTTCAAATGGTGGAGCCGTATATTTTCCGGCTGGACAGTATAAGGTAACATCAAAAATTTCACGACTTACAATATCTAAGAGTCTATATCTTTACGGGGATCAAGAAGTCTCAGAAATTCAAGCCCATACATCTTCTGGAGTATTTGAATTCAAAACAACAAGTGATTCGTCAATTGTTATTGGTTTTGGTAATTTAGAAATAACCGCAGTTTCTACCGGAGGAATTGCAATATCCGCTGAATTTCTTCCAGCGGAAAATACTCACAAATTTAGTCGATTTTATGCAGAGGGTCTTTCATTTGGATCAATTAATGGCGCACTAAATAGGTTTTCTAGGTGCATAAAGCTTAATGGGGCTTCAAATTCTTTCATCGACAACTGTATATTTAACGGAAATTGTCCATCTTTTCAAAAGTCATCGTCTGGAACATACACTTCTGGGGTCGGTGCACCATCAGTGCCATCCACGCCTATTGAAGGTTCCGTATACTTGGATACCAGCAATAATTACGCATATTATTTAACTTCATCCGCTTGGTTTTTAGTTGCTGATGTATCTGGGTATGCTAGTCCAAGTGGAGTGGTTAGTTCGGGTATGCCATTCAGAACTCTTGGAACTGCAACCATAGAGTTTTTGGGTACAATGTCCGTAAATTCCGCAATATCCAACTGCGGCATGAACTTTGCAGAATACGGATTCTATTGCCCAATCTATCAAGAGGGTGTAAACTTAAATAACGTCGCAATGGTCGATGTTAAATACGGTTGCTACTTTGCCAGCAATATCAGTTTAAGGAGCACATACTTTACTTGGGTTGGATGTCATGTTGACGCTAGAGGTGGAGATGGTGGTACATCGGGGGTTGGTGGAGCTGCGGTAGCCTTAGACAACGTGTCGGCGTTTTTTATTTCTTCCTCTTTATTGCTTTCGGATAGGGGACAGGCCGTGCTGTGGATGAAAGGTGTTCACGAATCGTCGATAGTTGGAAATCAACTGTATGGACCCACCAAAGGCATCATAATTGAGTCTGGGTCTTTTTCTTCAAACTCTTGGTCGCACGCTATTACCAGTAACAATTTCCGAAATGCGGGATCAACCAATGTTGAAGTTGGCTCTGGTGTTACTCAGGTAATAGCCAATAGTAACACCGCTAGCGACGGAACTACTTCAACAAATTTGATTATTTCTGACTCTGGGACCAACAATCAGATTTGGAGAACAACGATGATCGGGGTTAATTCGTCTTTATATCTTGATGCATCTTCTCCACAGACTTACTCAAATAATACAGAAGCCGCTGTAACTTGGTCTGGAGAAAGGTATTCTGGTGGATTTGGAATCTGGAATGCTAGTACACCTACTCGTATTAATGTACCTTCAGGAGCTAGACGAGTTAGAGTTAGTGCGGGAACATCTTGGGACGCAAGTTCAGATGGTCAGTTTGTTGCACGGATTAGGTCAAACTCAGGCACTAATTGGGCTAAAGATAATAGGTACGGAACAACTTCCAATGGTTCTGGAAGCGCAACCCTAATCACCCCCATCATAGATGTCGGTTCAACAACGTATTTTGAACTATATTTAATTCAAGTAACTGGATCGAATCTTAATTTGTTTGGTACAAATGCTACTTATTTAACCCTAGAAGTTCTTTAATAATACAATCTACTGATACAATAACTTATGCCAATCCTATTAAAAGGTTACACCTTCACCGCCGCTGAACAAGTTACGTCTACCAAGCTGGGAAATCTTGTTGACAGCTCAACCTTCACATCTGGTGCCGTTGACGGGGTTACAACCGATCTTTCATCTGGCGCAATCATTGTAAAAAACGGAGGAATCACACCCACTAAGTTATCGACTGGCTATCCAAATTGGGATAGTTCTAGCAATTTGACCGTGGGTGGAACGCTAACGGCTACGGGAGCCATTAGCACATCAAGTAATCTCACCGTAACGGGCACTTTATCCACTACCGGAACGTCCACGTTTGTTGGAAACGCTACGTTTACCAATCAAATCATCCGTTCTGGCACAGCATCTAGTCGTACCGTTGAATTGAAAACTGGTGCTAGTTCCCCCAATGCTATTAGTTTTGGTTTCAATAACGGAGACCTTCTTGTTACGATTGACGGCTCTGAGTTTAAGGTTACGCTGACATCAGTTCCTTGAACCCAATAGAAGAAGCCAAAGACTATTACAAATCCAAGGGATGGAGTTTTGAGCAGGATTTGGGGTTCTATCTATGCCAAGGGTATGTTTTCAGCACTCCCGATAGGCTTCTTTTAGCAAAGCCAGTGAGGAAGGACGTTGGGGAGTCTGATTGGCATCCAGAACACCCCGACTGTTGGTATGTGCATTACGCCGCTGGTAAGGACGCTTTAAGCTGGTTTGTCAGCAAAGCACCCTACTACTTGCCATTCTTAGGATGGATGCGTAATAAAGGCTGCAATGATAGGTTTAGAGCCTATCCAACGAGTCTGCTCTGTGCTAAACTAAGCATCAAAGAATATGGCATCCGTTAAAACTCCAACTCCACCACCCGCACCGACCCCGATTAGCGCGGCGGATGAATATCGCAAGACGGCTGATATGATGTCTGATCCGGCGTTGCAGCAGAAGATGCTGGACGTTGAGAAGCAGCTTCGGCCTCAATATGCTGCGCTCAATCTAGCTGACTTGCAGACCTATCAGGGCGGCTTGCTGGGCTTGCAAGAGGCAACCACCCGTCAATCTGCTGCATTGGAGCGTGAGACGCTTGCTGCTCAACGTCAGGCAGACATTGGTGACGTGGAGAAGTATGGCGGGCGTGCAACGGCTGCAATGCGTGCTGCTGACCCCTATTCTACGCGCATGGCTGAGTTGAGCCAACAAGCGGCGGAAACTGCCTATGCTGCTTCTGGTAGGGTTACCCCTGAGCAGATGCGTGGAGCGCAACAGGCGGCACGGGCGGGCGGGCTTGCGCGTGGGCGCGTAGGCGATCAATCTACCATTGCTGCTGAGATTCTGGGGCGTGAGGACATCCTTGCTCGGCGTCGTGCGGAGGCTGCACAGGCTGGTCAGATGGCTTTTGGCATGAATCGGTCTATTAGTGCAGACCCATTCCAAGCCATTCTAGGGCGTCAATCTGGTGCCCTAGGCTATGGTGCTCAACAGATGGGTATGGCCCAGCAATTGGGTTCTCAGGCCATTGGGCCGCGTGCTGTGGACTACAACGCCGGATTGAACTTGGCCATGCAGAATCAAAAGAATCTTGGAAGCTATAATACGGCTATTTACGGGTCTCAGGCACAGGTTGCCGGGGCTAATGCTCAGGCGCAAGGCGCAATGATTGGTGGCTTGCTTGGTGGCGTTGGTTCTGCCGCTGGTGGCGGTTTCTTTGGAAAAGGTTTTGGAGGTTAATCTAAACTATTATGGCTATTGCAACTGGCAGTCAAATTAGACCTGAACTATCGGCTGTTGATTACACGCCGTTCTTGCAAGCGTCTGGACAGTCTGCTCAGATGCAGGTTGCTGGAACCCAATCCATTGCTAAAGGACTTGAGGAAATGATGGGGAAAGTCGGTAAAGCCGTTAATGAACGCAAGGCCCAGAACGAGGGTGTTGCGCTTATCAAAAGTCTTTACCCCGATATTGATGACAAGACGGCTCTTTACGGACTAAAATCTGCCGGTGGAGCAACGGCATTTATTAAGTTTAAAACTGATTTTGACCAATATAAGAAGATCACTACTGACCGGAGTAAGTCTGCTGAGTATGGTCAAAAGCTCTTGGAAAACAAAGGAGCTGCTCCATCTGGAGAATATACTAATGAGCAAGTTATTGGTGGCAGAAATATCTATCTTGATTTCTTGAATTCTGAGGGTAGAGTTTCAAAAATGGGGGCAGAAACTGTAAACATTACTGAACGATCTAATGCCCTCAAAGCCGAAACTGCTGCAAAAACTAAAGATGAAACAATCATTTCTGCTCTTATAAAGGAATTTACAGCAGATGAAGGAATTCCTTCTGGTCTGCGCAATCCAAATAAGCCAAAGGTTGATCCACAAAGTTTACTTATTAATGCTGCTAAACGGGGTATTAGCACCGATGGACTTGGCAAAGTTTCTCAACTTGCAGGCGCACTTACACGCACCCGTGAAGCTGGATTTGATAATCCAGAAGACGCGGCTTCCTCTATTAAAGAAAATACTCTTCCAGTTGGTTATGTAGTAATTCCAGAGCAAGATAAGAAAACTGGCAAATGGTTTGCCAATCCAACGCAGGGTGCTGCACTTAAGAGTCTTTCGTCTGATTATACATTGGTTCGCGATCCAAAAACGGGAATTTCAACAGCCAAAGCCATTCCCGGTAGTTCGGCAGACATTAAACTTGATGATAAGGCAAAGAAAGAAAAAGAATCAACGGAGACATATAATTATCATATATCCTCAGACCGAGATAATGTTCTTCGTGCATTGTGGTTGTTAAATCATGGAGCGAATACGGGAACCCTTGCATTGACCGGAATGATTGGGCCACTATCTGGTACAAGAACACAACAATATGTAAGGCTTGTTGATTCAGTTAGGAATGCAGTTGGAATTAATTCTTTGATGGAACTTAAACGTTCATCACCAACCGGAGGTGGTCCACTCGGAACGACCTCTGATAAAGATTTTTCCGCTGTTATCAATTCTTCTGCTCCTTATTATGCAACCGATAAAGAA